CTACTGCGAGGAAGGCCGCTTGTAGTCCTCTCCCCTCTTCTCCTCCCTTCCACTTATCTCGAACAACCGCGTTTTACCGTTCGCCAGCAACCCCAATCCTTCTCCGCATCCGTTTTTTATCAAAAAAAATACTTCCACCATTTGTTTTTCAGAGAATTATAATTACCTTTGCCGGCGATAACCAAACAAAACGAACAAATGAAAAAGGTATTATTGATTTGTATGCTGGCGTTTTCTACTGCCATTTCGTTCGGTCAGAACAAAGCTTTCGACGTTGAAAATCTGAAAACCCAGAAAAAGGTATTAGCTTTGAATACTAAGCTCAACAACTTGAAATTAGAGTATCAGAAAGAGAAAGAGAATTTTGGAGAGCTGAATGAAAAAGCTGCAACTGTCAATGCAACAGCCAATGTGGCAACAACCGACTTTACGTCGTCAGATGCGTCCACTACGGTAAAAGATGCAAAAGAAACCGTTAAAACGCTGAAGGAAGCACAGAAAATCAACAAGAAATTGCTCAAAAGCCAGAAGAAACTGAACCATTTGGAAAAGAAAATGAATAAAATACAAGCTCGTCTCAACGAGTTTAACAAAAAGGTGAAATTCGTAGACAAGTAAGACACCGTTCGGTATCATTCGCATACCCACTTATAAAAGGATAGCTTTCACAGCGTAATCACTTAGGTTTTAACGCGTGAAAGCTATCCTTTTATACTCACGGAGCTCACATTTTTCAACCTTTAAACTTATATTTCCTTATGGTGGAACTTATGCAGGACATTTTTACGCAAAAAGAATCGCATAAATTTGCGTATATCAGTAGAAGTGTGTATCTTTGCACTCACTTTCAAACACTATATAAGTGAATGAAAGTTATATAAGGTAAAGGGCATTAGTTTCTTTCCTTAAAGGGAAAAAGAACAGCGTGCAGTTTACCAAACAATGTAAAAGATCGGGATTTGGCGCAGTTGGTAGCGCACACGTCTGGGGGGCGCGAGGTCGCTGGTTCGAGTCCAGTAATCCCGACTAAGACGATGTAAAGGGGTTGATTATCAATCCCTTACGCTTTGTCGGAGGTAAGAAGGTCGGCGAAAAGTCGGCGAAGAAATAACAAGATTATCAATCGGGCATTTCACTCAAAAATTTAGAAATGCCTAAAAAAAATTTTTATTCTCAGAACAAGCAGACGGCAATTGACAAGATTGTCGGCTGGAAGCCGCCGAGATTTCACCAGGCTTCAGAATGCTATGTATCACTTTCCGCTTTCGATCCGACAATAGGGAAGTTTCATACCAAGAAATTTATGCTCGGACATATAAAGGGAAAACGTAACCAGCGCCAATACGGCGAGGCTCTCATCAAGAGGCTCACGGAAAAACTGATGCAAGGCTGGAACCCATGGGTGGAGGTGACGCAACCCTTGGAATACACCTCTTTCGATGAAGCTTGCGATCGCTATCGGGAGTATCTGCTAAAGCTATTGAAAGAGCACAACATGCGCGAGGAAACGGCGGTGTCTTATATAAGCCGTCTCAGAGTGCTACGCAGATGGAGGGAGAAGGAGTCTGTCAACCTTTTCTACACGTATCAATTCGACCGTATCCTTACCGGTCAGTTCTTAGACTATGTCTTTGTGGACCGCAACAACACGCTTCAGACTCGCAACAATTACTTGAGCTGGCTGAAGACTTTCTGCAAATATCTGCTGGAGCGTGGTTACATCCCTTCTGACCCGACGGCGGGTTATTCACTTGTACAGAAGCGAGGGGTGCTGAAGAATCGCGATGTGATTCCGGATCCTGTGCTACAGGAACTCAAGAATTGGCTGGAGGCGAACAACAAACACTATCTGCTTGCCTGCTACATTCTCCATTATCTTTTCATACGGCCGCGAGAGATGAGCTATCTGAAGGTGGGAGATTTCAATATCAAACGAAAGACGATGTTGCTACATGGTGACCACACGAAGAATCATCGCGATGCTCTGCTGACGGTTCCTGACCATGTGATGAAGTTGATGATAGCATTGGATGTTTTTAAATGCCCGAGCGATTATTATCTTTTCAGCGAGGATTTTGCTCCCGGTGCGGAACGTCGGAGCGAAAAGTCTTTCCGTGATTACTGGCACCATCATGTACGTAAGCACCTGAAACTGACTACACGGTATAAATTTTACTCTCTGAAGGATACGGGTATCACAAATATGCTGCGTGCGAACACGGATATTCTAACGGTTCGTGACCAGGCACGGCATTCTTCGATTTTGATTACCGATATCTATACTCCGAAGGATATTCAAAGTGCGAATGCGTTGTTGCTGAATTATAAGGGTGTGTTATAAAAAAGGAGATAGGAAGTTTTTTGCTTCCTATCGTCCTATCTTCCTACAAAAAGATGGTGAAAATACCTATTTCTTTCTGTTTTTACCATTTTCATTCTTATATTTCATTTTTTGGGGGGGATGTTGCTTCCGTCTCGGGCTCTTTTTCCTCGGGTTCTTTTTCGGGCAGAGAGGTGTTTGATGTGTTGTCTTCTTCGATAATGGCCGTTTTTGCCTTTGTTATGAGGTTTACGAGTTCCAGCAGTACTGACATAGCGTCTTTTTGTGCTCCGCTGAAGCTGATGGAGACATCGTTTTGGTCTGTTTCTTTGTAGTAGACCGATGCGAGGTGTCCTCCCTGTTTCGGGTTTACGCTTCCACGAAATTCGGGATGATCGTCAGCATCGAGGATGAGTTCTCCGTTGAATGCGTAGTGTCCCTGTTCCTCTGTGAGGACAAAGGTTCTGTTTTTTGATGTAATGTTCATTTTATTTTGTTTAGTTGTTGTCATTATATATTTTCGGATGTTTGGAACATGTTGTTGAATGCCATGTTGTAGATGATGAATTGGAACGCTCCGTCGTGGACGCGGTCGTCGTCTGAGAGCCAGATGTCGATGGCGATTCTCTGTCCTATCATTCCTATGCTTTTGATGGTGGCTTTGATAGGCATGGATTGTGTACTATCGTCGTAGCTGTGTCCGAATCCTGTGAGTGATACGCCGATGGTTTTGCGCAGTTGGGGTCCGTATTTGAGGAGAGCTTGTGCCCATGGGACGGGCAAAAGGATTCTACAATGTCCTTGACCGATGCGTTCTATGGCGAGTGCATATCCGTTGTAGGTTTGTGCATTGATGGTTGTTTCTGTGGGGTTGCAGGTAGCGAATCCCCATGCCAGCACTCGGAAGGGGACGCCCGCCATGTAATTTCCTATGAGGTTTCTTTGTTCGACGAGCCACCCGTAGAAGGTGTCTTCGCTTCCTATTCCGTGAAGTACGACCGACGTACCGGTGTAGATGGCGATTTTAGAGAACCTGCGTCCTTCGTCGAAGAAGTATTTTCCCTGTGGTGCGATAATGACTCCATAGCCCGTATATGCTCCTCTCAGTGGGTAATTGGTGATATGGAGCGTTCTTCCCCGTTGTGATACGTCCCATTGGAGGTTGAAGTGGTTCCATTGGGTGTTTTCTCCATCGAGCCATGCGTTGTCGTGAAGCGAGATATTGTAGTGTTCTTCTACGGTGGCATAGGGAGATGAGAAGGAGCCTTTGATGATGACGTTGGAGAACGTGCCTCCAACGGCTTCCATGTTTATTGCCGTGATGTTTCCCTGTTCGTCGACTTGGAAAGTGCCGTTGGGTGTGGAGAATGTCCTGGCGGAGATGTCTCCGTAGAAGTATGCTTTTCCGTTTTTGAACTGTGCGATAGGGTTTCCTTGATTGTCGATCCATTCAAAGTGGTCTGCGATCTGTCTTATTTGTCCGTTGGTGATGTCGATACCCGTATCGAGGAGTGCTTTTTCGATGGGGAAAACATTCCATTCCGGGCATTCATCACCTTGTACAACTCCGACAGCATAGACCTCAAGTGAGCCATGCAGTCCGTTGATGCCGAAGATTTCTCCTGTGCCTTTGAGCTGTTCCTTGCCATAGAATGTCGTGTAGTATTTTTTCCATCCGTTTCCGAGTTCTATATACTGGCTTTTCTCAGTTAGGTAGCTGAAGGAGCCTTTATCTCCGGGCATCCACGTACCGAGTCTCCATAGTGAGTTTCCGGTGAGGTCTTTTGCTACGATGAAGAGGGTGAACTGTTGGTTTGTATTGTCTGTGGGTTCTTCGAGGTTCCATTGTAGTTGGTACCAGTAGCTATTGTTTGTAATTTTTCTGATTTTTCCGTATTTTTCGTTTTCTGTGGTTGTATCTTCTTCAAGATTGACTTTCTGCGCGGAGATGGCGAGTGGTTTTTGGACGAGATTTTTTTGCGGGTCATGGTGATAAGGCAGCCAATCGGTTGGTGCAGCGGACTCGACGAGGCAGATGCCGTAGATGCTTGCTGTGGCAACGCTATTCAACCGCAGGGGTATCACTTCTGTTGTGCTGGGGCAATTGTCTTTAGTTTTGAATGTTGCCCAGCAGCGCGTCCATCGGTCGGTGAGCGTGAATCTGTTGTGTCCATCGGATGCACTGTTTCGGAAGTCCTGTGCGTTGATGACTTCTGCGCAGGTGTCAGGCGAGAGCGCGCAAGCACACGTTCCGCTCCCCTTCGCGTAGAAAGAGAGGGAGTAATAAGTATTGGGCTTGATTGGGATGTTGTTCCACTTGAGGATGTCTCGTTGTTGTTCCTCTGAATTGAGTGCCGTTGCTACGGAGAAGTCGTTGATGGCTCGTTCCTGTAGTGTTATGCCCTGCCGGATGATGTTGTCTCCTCGAAGTGTTTTTGTGTTTCGGAGCAGGTTGTATTGTTTTTCTTTTGTTTCGGACAGTTTGGCAGAGATTCTGTCGGCCTGTGTTTCGAGCTTTGCCATTTTTCTGCTGGTCTCGGCGTTGTCGGCCTGATAGACGGTTTGTTCTACTTTTTGTGCGATGGCCTGTGCATTTTGCTGGATCTGCGTATTCCATGTCTTCCTGTTGGCGTTGTAGTCGTTTTTGAGTGTGGAGAATTCGCTTCGGAACTGTCGGCTGTTCTGCACCCATTTTGCGACTTGCCGGTGTAGATTAGTACCGACGAAGACTCTTAGCGGGAACGTTCTTCCTTCTACTTTTACGGGGATGTCTACCCATCCTGAAGCGTAGGCATATCCTGTTTCGGGGTCATTATCTACGGCCACGATTTTGACTCTTTCTCCTTGTGCGGTGGCGCTGATTCCTTGTGATGTGGTGAGCGATTCTGCAGGGATGGTTATCGGCAGTGGCGTTGTTCCTCTGAAAGCTCTGACGTCGGTATAGGCCTGTGCGAGTTGTGCCGGCGTGACGGTTCCATTGTCTGCGGTATCGATGATGATGTATTCGGTGGACAGTTGTATATTGACGGCATCTGTTCCATCGTGTCCGTCTGTTCCGTAGACGCTGATGATGGCATGTGTTGTTTCGGTGGTTGTTCCATCGGTATATGTGATGATGTCGTATGCCCAGAGGTATTTATTGTTATTGGTGAGTTTCGGCGTTGTTTCGGTGTACTCGGTGGGCGGTGTGTTGGGTGTTGCTGAGACTCCGAACATTCGTTTGACGGAGTTGATGCCTCGTGGTTCGACCTCTGTCCACGTGTAATCTTCAAGGAAGGGTGAGGGGTATGGTTTGTTCCATACGAGGGTGCCGAGGAATTTTCCTGTAGTCGTTCCTCTTTCTTGGTCTTCGGGTGCCGGTGTCCATGTCGTAGTACTGTTTCCGAGTTCTATTTTGATATTGGTGATATAGGCTTCGTTGATTCTTTGCTGTGCTTTGTCGAAGAGTTGGTTGAAGACGCCTGCGGCGTTGTTTTTCCCGTAGAGTATTTGCAGTGTTTTGGATGTTCGTCCGTCTCCTTTTTTGTTTACCCAGTGTCCGTAGTAGTAGTCTTTTCCGTGTAGTTGGAAATAGAATTCGATACCGATTCTTCCTTGCTCGAAGTTGCCCGGGATGTGGTAGTCGAAGCTGACTGTGAGGTCGATTTTCTGTCCTTGTTTGCAGGTTTGCAGGTAGGGGATTGTGAAGATTTCCTCGGGTCGGTTAAATTTTTTATAGCTTTCGGGCATGAGGTTTCTTCCGTCGGCATAGTTCCCTGTTTCCTTCCATTCCTTGGGTTGTGTGAACGTTTTTTTATCGTTGGAGTACCGTATATAGGTATAGGATGCCTCGCCCTTCATGCCATATGTTTGTTTGATCCATTCCGTGTTGTTGTCTTTTGGTTCTGTGGTGGTGGTTGTTCCTTTTGGTACGTTACAGAGCCATATAGCGTTGTTGTGTGATACTCGGTCGTATCTGCCGTATTTTTCTCCGTTTCTCCATTCTCCGCGTTCGCAGACGAGCGGTGTGTTTTGCGCTGTTCCTGCTGCGGAAGCGATTTCCACTCGGTCGCTTCTGAGGATTGTTTTTTCTCTGGAATGCTCTTCGACGATGTGTGTATCGAGGTTGAAGTCATTGATACCGGCATAGTCGACGCGTCTTCCTTCTGAGACGTATATGATGTATGCATATTGTCTGTCGGGGTTGATTTGATTTCCGAGTTGTACGATGTTGTCGAGCGGTTCTGGTTCGTCGTTATCGACGGTGGTGTCGCATCCGATACAGGTATGTTCCATGAGTGTGACCGTTCCTTTGACGGATGAGAGGTCGACGAAGTGGTAGGAGCGTCCGTCTTCGAGCGTTTCCTGTCCGATGTTGACAACGAGTCTCCAGTAGTATCTTCTGTCTGACCGTTGTTTTTGATGGTTGAGGAAGGTATCCGTTCTGGCCATGGCCTGATCGCCGAGTTGGAAGTCGTTGATAGATTCGATGTCTCCGTCTTGTGCGGGGAAATAGCATCTGAAGTCACCGCTGGACAATTTTTTGACTTTGGTGATTTTTGCTCCAGCAAATGTATATCCTGTGTCTCCTGATGCGAAAGAGAATTTTTTGATTTCTACTTCGGCCGATATGGATTTGACGCGTGCCTCGATGATGTCGGTCACGGCGTGTGTTCTTCCATTGTTGTCTTGGTATATTGCGAATCCTTTTCCGTCGAGGGTGTCTGCTCCTTGTGTAAAATCTTTGCTTTTGATGGCATCGACGGTGAGTGCTTTGAGCAGTGCTTCTCCTTGCTCATTGATATGGAATCCCGCCCCGATGGTTATGCCTTTGAGGAAGGATATGATTTCTTTCGCCGTTGAAGCCTTGTCGGATTGCAGTATTTTGTCCCAGTCTTTGGATTTTTGGTCGAGCGTATCGGCGACTGTAGCCGTATCGGCGTGTCCGGCGTAGATTTTCTCGGCATCGATGGTGAGATACTTTCCGAGGCGTTCGAGTGCATTGAGGACAGAGATGTTATCGTGTGTATGTCCGAGGGAGCCATCCCCTTGGTAGGAATTGGTGATGGTTTTCTTGAGGAAGTCTATGATGGCCTCGAGTGTTGTGACGTTCCATTGCGAGGCATACGGATTTTGAACTGGGAAGAGTGCCCCTTTTGTGAGTGTGAGTCTTGGCAGTTCAACCAAGCGCGGGGCGAGCGTAAAAGACGTGGCATCGGGTATTTTGATGTGCAGCATCTCCGTCGGCAGTTCCGTTCTTGGCAGGTTCAGGAATGGTTTTGCATCGGCGAACCTATAGGTAAAGTTGTATGTTGACGGCAGTTCTTTTGTTTTCCACGAGACATCGCTGTCGGTGACGACGATTTTGCGTATTGCGTCGCCGGTATAGATATATTTTCCGAGTGACGGGAAGAAGTCGAGTACCCATTTTCGTTCGTTTTTTGTGAGGAATCCCGTATTTTTTTTGAATTCTCGGAGCGTGTCGACTCTATATTCCTGTGTATTGTTTTCTATTTCGACGATGTTGTGTGTATGTTTTGCGTTGTTTTCGGTCTCCCCGTAGGCTCTGAAGGTGTCGATTCCTCCGAGTGAGTTTTCAAAGAGGATCCACTGTTCTTCTTCGCTTTTGATGTCGGTGGCATAATATCGTTGTATGTATGTGAGTCTGTTTCCCTGCTGGTCTTCGATAAAGATGTCGTAGTATGCCGGCATTTTCTTGATTTTTCCGGCGATGATGGCGTATGATACAGGAATTGTCCAGACGTTTCCGGCAGATAGTAGGGCGAGCTGGAAGGGCAGTTGTGTATAGTTGTCTGTTTCTTCTTGGGGGATGTATGCGACTCCCTGTACTGCGACGTCATGAGCGGCGTAGTATGTGAGGAACTCCGGCGTGTGGTATGTCACGGGTTTGATGTTTGGCTGCCACGTGAGGAAGTTCGTTTTGAGGAAGTTTTCCGCCGAATCTGCGAATTGGTCGATTCCTGCTCTTATTACTTCGAAGCTGAATGTTTTGTTTTCGTTGGTGTTATGTTCGGTGATCGAGGCATTGAACTGTTTTAGGATGTTGGGTTGTTTATAGGGTTGTGTTTTGTCGAGTAGTTGGAAGCTGAGCAGGGGTGTGATGATGTTTTCGAGTTCGATTTCTATGTGTCCGTTTTTATTGGGCGTGTAGGTGTGTTGTACGATGACTTTGCTGTCTCTTTCGTCCTTGAGGGAGAACGTTGTTTCCTCGTTGGTGTGGATAACGAATCGTTTTAATGCTCCAGAGAGTGAGAGCTGGTCGGGGGTTAAGAGAATATCCATGTTTGTATTGATTTAGGGCAAATGTAGTTATAATCTGTATGTTTTTAAAGGACAATGCAGGGTGGTGGACGCTTTATTTGGGCACGCATTCGAGCCAGACCTCTGTCTTTGTGTATTTCCATTTGGAGTGTCTGAAGAGTGTGGCGTGTCGGGTTTTCTGTGATGTGATGGATGTTTGTTTGGCGTAGGGAATTCCGACGTATTCGGGAGCGGGCGTTGGCGGATATATGACGTTGAAGGTGCGTTCTTTGTCGGGTCCGGCGTTTTCATATTCTTCACGTGAGACTTCTGTTTGTTTTTCGTGGCCGACCCATTTGTACTGCGTGTTCATAAATGACAGTAATTGGTTGATGGTCGGTGCATTGATGACTGGCTCCATCAGTGCGATAGAGCGGAGTGATGATTCGACAGGTTCGTTTTTTCCGCCGAGTGTGAATTTGAGTTTATCGAAGAGGAAAGCTACGCCTCTGATGATGACTTTGGCCGTCGCCGGCAGGTTTTGTTTTTGTGTTTGCGAGAGCAGGAGTTTGACTTTTGTTTCGTGTAGAGCGTTTCTCAGCAGTTGGTCGTATTGTCTGTAGAATTTCTCGAAGATCCCTTCTTCTCCGTGGTAGTATAGTGCGTAGTCGAAGATTCGTCCTCTGATCGGGAATCTGAGGTCGTAGGGCGAGATGGTTCCCTCTGGTTGGTTATTGAATGAGATGTATGAGAAAGCGAGCATTGTTTTTTGTTTGGCGGCGTTGTCGGTGGTATTTTCTTTGTCTTCTCCTGCGATCATCATTTTGGAGTTGTGTGTGATATAGTTTCCGATGTAGAGATACTGTCCGAAGTCGTGTGAGACTTCTGCTCCATCGACATTAGCTTTGTGTTTGAGTATTCGGAATTCGGGAATGAGTTCGGGAATTTTGATTTCTTTAGGTTCGAGTTCTTCTCCAGTGTTGTAGTCTTGTGACGCCTCTCCGATTTTTGTATAAACAGTATAATTTCCGGAGAATCCGTCTTTGTAGAAAGCTCCGTCGACGGGATTGAAATATGCTGCGGGTGCCGCTTTTTTCATGTTAGCAAGGTCGTCGAATGCGTCGTTGATTTCAGTATCGAGTTTGTCTTCGGGTGCAAGTGTGATTCGTTTGTAGTCTTTCTCGGCTTTGTATGCGACGGTTGGTTCTTCGACGATATTTTTTGTGAGGTCTTCTTCGGGCTGTGTTTTGAGTGTGTCTTTGAGGAAGATGACATTGGCGGTTCTGAGTGCTTCGTCGGCCGTGAACTCACAGCAGAATTTTTTCCGGAAGACAGCGATGAAGTCGGCGCATGTGATATCCGGCACAAGGTCGGCTATTTTGATTTTCCCGTTAGCAAGCGTATCGATGACGTTGTTGAGTACGACCATTTTGTCGAACGGTTCGGTTTGTGTGAAGAAGTTTTCTTGGAGTTGGTATCCAAAGAACGTGAAGACGCGCTGCAGGAGGTAGTTGGCTCTGATGAAGGGCGAGATGTAATATCCTGGTGCGAGCGTGATGGGTGTTTGGTTGACGTATTCCGTTCGTTGGGTAGCGTTGTAGAAGTCGGACTCAGGGTCTTCATAGTCAGGATAGAAGGCTGTGAGCGCAGGTACTTCGATTTGTTCGTATCCGTCTTTCCCCCATTTCCAGACTTTTTTTGTTTCGAGTGTGAGTTGTTTTCCGTAGGCATTGAGCACTTTGAAGTTGAGTCCGGTTTCAGTACCGGAGTCATCTGTGAGCAAGACAGGGAAGATGGCGTAGTGCGGATTGTTGTTGGTACGCAATGTGCGACAGAAGTCGATGCAGTCTTGTACGGGTGTGTTTCCGCTTTTGTGGGAGACGTGGATGCATTCATCTGCGAAGACATCTTTGAGTTTGACGTTCCGGATGCGTGAATAGAACGAGCCATCGTTGATATAGAACGATGTAGCGATCGCCCCTTTGTATTGTGCTGAATGTACGATTTGCCGACATTGTGCAAAATACTCCCCGTCTGAGATAGCGACGTCTATGGGTGTCATTTTTGTTCGTCGTGCGAGTGCGTCGGGAAAGTTGAGCAGTCTGCGATTGTGTTCTGATGCCGGCAGTTCGAGGGGTGTTGTTTGTTCTCCGTAGTCGTTGAAGAAGGGGTTTGTTCTTTCGACCTCGATTTTGGTATCTGTTTTGAGTTCGTATGCCTCGTTGCTGTTGAGATTTATGATGCGCATGATTTGATGTTATTTTGCTGCGAATCGGCGTGCTTTGTCTCGCAGTTGTTGTTTTTGTTCGATTTCGTTGAGTGCGACGGATGCCGGTATACCTTCGCTTGAGATTTTGTCGAGCACTTGGAGGAGTCTTTGCATGAATGGATTTCCGGTTTCGTTATTTTGTATGGGTATGGAGTTAGGCGTATTGGAAATGCTTCCTCCAGTGGCTCTTCCTGCGGTCTGCTGTAGCAGCAGTTTGTTCATATCGAGTGTGCGGATGTTTCCCGCCCGTTGTGCTCTGTCAATGATGTCAATGATGGGTGCGACGGTAGGGTTTTCGATGGCGGCATTGGAAGCGACCCATTCTCTGCTCTGTCCGTAGGGTCCTTCTCCGACGATGACGGTGGGTCTGTTGATGAATCCCCGTTTGCCGGGTTCGTATGCCGCATGGAATCGCCGTCCGTCCTGCTCTCGTTCGACATCTATGCTTCCCCCCGTTTCCAGTCCTGTGGCCACTCGTGTGCCTCCTGTGCCTGTGTTGGCAGCGCCGTTGAGTGTGAGTTTTTTGATTTTCTGTCGTTCGGCGTTTGCCGTTGCGAGTTGTGCTGCCCCTGTGACGGTCATGAGTGCCGCCGCGATGGGTCCTGCGAGCGGTCCGAGGGAGCTGAGTGCCTTCATGACCGCCACGGCGGTGTCTGCAATGATTTGTGATGCCTTGATGGCGAAGTCGACATCAGCGTATTTTTTTTGTATTTTGAGTTTTTCGTTTGCCTTTTTCTTTTCGAGTTCAGTGGTATCTTTCCCCGCGTTTTTGGCCGCTTCGATTTCGGCATCGTATTTGGCGTCGAGGTTGGCCATTTCTGCGTCTTGGAGTGCACTGGATGCTTTGGCTGTGAGGTTGGTGTAGTAGTCGAACGTCTCTTTGTAATGAGCAATTTTGAGTTGTCGGACGGCATCTTCGTATTCTGTTTCGGATATTTTTTTTGCGTCGAGGTGTTGTTTGAGTTGTTCGAGTTCAGCATTATAGATCTCCTGCTGCGCTACGATGCCGTATTGCTGTCGGATTTGGAGTCGTTGTTGTTCGGCCTCTTGTTGGAGGTTGCTGAGTGCCTGTTGGTATTCTTGTTCGGAGAGGCGCCCGTCGGCGTAATCTTTTTCTATTTCTTTTTTTCTGTTATCGATTTGCTGCTGGAAGTTGATCAGGTTGTATTTTTGGAGTATGGAGGCTTTTTGTTGTTGTGTTTTTTGCTCGGTGTCCGTTTCTATTTGTTCTTTTGCTTGGGCGTACGCTCTGGTGATAGCCGTTTCGTCTTCTCCTCTTTTTCTGGCATAGTCGATGGCGGCCTCGTAGTTGGCTTTGAGTGTTGCGAGTTGGATGTCGTGTTCGAGTTGTTGTCTCTGTTCGTTGTTCAGTCCTTTTTCTTTGAGCGTGTCGAGTATTTGATAGAATTTTTGCTGTGCTTCGAGTTCTTTTTCGCGGAGAGCCTGTCGTGCTTGCAGTTCGTTGTTTTGCTGTGCGATGACGAAAGCTGTTTTTTCGTTTTTGTCTTTGATCCGTATGTTTTTTGCCAGCTGCGTATATTTCTCCTCTATAGCGAGTATCTTTGCTGCGTGTGCGATTTGCAGTGTGAGGGCTTTGTTATCGTATTGTTCCTGTGTGATTTGGCGTGTGATGAATTGTTGTTTGAGCAGGTTGAGTTCTTGGTTGTAGGTTTGTTGCAGGTTGTCGATTTTTTGTTTTCGACTGTTGCCAAATGCCGTTTTGTTTTGTTTTCCGGCCTTTTCGGTTGTTTTTTTGTCTTCGAAGGTGTTTTCGAGGAATTGTTTTCTTTTTTCGAGTGCTGCGATTTGTCGGTCTATTTTTTTGAGTGCGGAGATGTCTCCGACTTTGATGGTGAGTCTTTTGGCCTTGAGTGCCTCTATTTTTTGTGTGATGTTTTCGATTGCCTCTGCGATGGTACCTTTTTTATTGTCGTCGGTTCCCGCGTTGCCGCGGAGTTTTTTTGCGAGATCTTCGTCAATGTTGTTGATGGTCGTTTCGACGTTTTTAATTTTTTTGTTGACGTCGTCGAGTTGACCGGCGAGCACTTTGAGGTTTGCCGCATTTCCCATGGCCGCATACATGTTTGTGGGTGCGACGGGTCCGGAGGAAGTTTGCCTTCGTCCGTTGTTTTTTTTGTAGAACTCGGCCTGTTCTTCTTTCATTTTTTTGAGTTGGTCTTCGAGTTTCGTCTGTTCGAGGATGAGGTCTATTCTTTGTTTTTGGAGGTCTTTGACGGCCTCTTGTGTGGCTTCTGCGAGTGCTTTTTCTTTGAGTTTGTCGAGGTATCTGGTGAGTGCGAGTGTATTTTCGTCGTAGACTTTTCCCTCTTTTGACAGTTTCGCGGTGTAGTCGGGTACGATTTTTTGGAGTTCGGCGATGGCCGCTTTCCGTTCATCGAGTGAGCGTGTGTTGTCGTGTATTTTTTTTGTGAGCGCTTCTATTTTGATTCGTTCTTCTTCTACTTTTCTTTGTGCTTGGTATCGAATGTTGTTGAGTTTTTGTTGTGTCATAGCCGCAGCATTGAGTTTTTTGTTGTAGAGTAGAAGTGCTCCGACAACGAGTGTGATGGCTCCGAGTATGAGTCCCCATGGACTGAGTTTGAGCACGATATTGAACGCTTTTTGCAGTGCGATGGAGGTGGTGATGGTTTTATTGAGTACGGCGTGCCGTAGTACGGAGAGTTCGAGCATCATGTTTTTGACGGCGATGGCTGCTGCCTGTAGTTTTTCGACGGCGAGTTGCCTCATGCTCCATGCCCATGCGATTTTTTGTCCGGCGACGTATGCTGCATAGGTTGTGACGAGCAGGAGTATGGCTTTTCCGAGTTCGAGGATTGTGTCTCGGTGTTGTATAAGGTATTTTGTTGTGTTGACGATAGTGAGTTGTATTTGTCCGTAGGCATCGGCGAACTCTTCTTTGATGGGTAGGAGTTCGTCTCCGAGTTGTTTTTGTGCGTTTTGGAGTCTGACGGTTCTTTGTGCTGCTCGGTCGGCCGCTGAGATGTAGGTCTCGCCGGCTGCGGCCAACTGCCCTTCGACAATGTTGGCCACACCTTTCATAAAGTCGCCCGTCTCTTTGGTCTTCTCTCCTATCTCGGCGGCAGAGAGACCGAGGTTGTCGAGTATCTGTGGGGATTTACGGCCAAGACCGGTGACTATGGAGTCTACCATATAGTCGAGCGACTGCCCGGTCTGCTGTGCTTTGAGCTGGGCGAAGGAAAGGTACTTTCCGAGGTCTTCCAGTGGTATGCGGAAGTCTTTGGCCTTTACGGCAGCCTTCATGAGCTCGATGTCGGACACCGTGCCCTTGGTGGCTTTTCGAAGCTCGTCAAGAAGTTCCGGGCGGTCAAGTCGCTTGAAAGCATGTGTGATGCCGTCGGCTGACTCGGCCAACTCTACGCTCTTGGAGATGGTATCGGACAACGTTCCGGTAAGCGACTTAAACCATCCGACAGCTGTCTCTATACCCTTTACGGCAAGCTGTCCGAAGAAGAAGTTGTTGTATTCGTCCGAGCTGGCAAGTTCCTTGAAGTTCTTGGCATTCTGCTTCAATTCTGCCATCCGTGCATTGACTGTCTGAAGGCGACTTTCAAGGTCGGCATATTGCTTGGGATTGAGTGCTTGTGACACATTGTCAAGTTCCTTTTGTAAGGACTTTGACTGTTTCCTAAGTTGCGACATGGTCATCGCATTGGTGTCAAGGGACTTTGTCTGCTCCTGGATTTGGGAAGTAAGTTCCTTTATCTGCTTGCCCGTAACCTTGTAACTGGCTGCAAGTTTTTTATATTGCTCTGTTTCTTTTTTGCCTGAAGCCTCCAGTTTTATCATCTGCTGAAGACGCTGCTTGTTCTCATTTCGGAGAGAAGCCGACTGTGTCTCCAGCTTGTGGATTGCCTGTTGTGCTTTTGCCGTCTTGACATCGACAACATACTCTATTTCGTCTTGTGAGAGATGTTTGCTTGACATAACTATTATGGATTAACTGCTTTTTCAAGTTGGTTATGGATGGCTTGTCTGACTTCATCGGTAAACCCGTAACGGAGTTGGGGGAATGTCTCATGATAGAGGACACCCCAGACAACACGGTTGTAGAGTGCGAGGTTACGGCGTTTGAATTTGGCGACCCTGTCATTCCGCTGTCGGTAAGCCATATCCAAAAAGCGGAGATACGGGAGTATCTTGACAAAGATGGTTTGCGATTCGCCGGTAATCTGGCTGTTGAAAGAATGCTTGGATAGGGAGGTCTGCAACCGTCCAGTCCGTAGTTGGTAATTGCTACGGACTACGGATTCCTGCATGGCATAGATTTTTGAGATGCCTTTTTGAAGGGCATCATGGACGAACTTCTTACGAATGAGACTGTCTGTTACCATACTTGCTTTTTATGCTGCAAATATAGTAACAGACAGTTATAGGAGAAAGGACAGAGAATATCCTATTTAACGAGATGCCTGTATAATGGAATGCCTATTATAGGTGTGAGAAAGCCACATAACCCAATATAGAACAACTTTACAGACCACGGCTCGCCATGTGTGAAAAACGGCATCAAGGCAAGCGTTGTCAAAAGAAAAATTGCTTCTAAAAGTACCATAATCCTAATATTAATTCCAATGCAAATATAATGCTTATAGTTGAAAATTGCAAGTCATTCCTCGAGTATTTCAGTTTCTATGGCCCGGAACAGTTCAAATACGACTTGTGGAACCATAGAATTGCCGAGAGCTTTTATGGATTCCTGTCGCCATCGGGTGAAAGGAATGGCAAGACGAGATACATCAAAGGGTAGCCCATCATTTCCTCCACAAATAGGGGTGACAGTTGGGAAGTTCCGCCACCAACCTTGTGGGCAATCTGCTCCGCCAAGTTGCTCTGTTCCGCTTTCGGCTTCTTGTGTGCTTTCAGATTGCTCATCGTCATCATAGACCTCTTGCCGTCGCTCGCCACCGGAGTAAGCAGCCAGTCCGCTTTGCTGAACATTTCCGGCAAGTCTTTCTGCTTGGACTTCTCGCCTCGCTCCTTGAGGTTCTGAGCACTGGGAGTCGTCAACATCCCATTGAGTGCCATTGCCGTCAGCCCTGACCCCATCTGGCTGCTCGGGTTGTAACTTGTCGACCAGTGCGTTGCCTCGGCTGCATTCGGGGTCGGCAGGATTCCGTGGAAACAGAGGTAGTCCAGCAGGCCGTTCGGGCGTTGTTCTCCGTTCTTCCGGCTTCCCATCGTCCGTCCCCCCTTCGCGCGGAGCTCCTGCACTCTCTTGCTGTGCTGTATCTCCACAGCCAGTGGAGTCGGTAGCAGTTCCTGCGGGCAGAACTTCTGCTTGCCGTTCTCGCATACTTTCAGCCCCTGCGTTACAGGAGTGGGCAGCATGTCCGAGTAGACTATCTGACTCAGAAGGCTGTTGTATCTCGTCCCGTTCCTGTAGCCGTTGCGCTTCGCTCTCGCCCTCATTGATGCAGGATCCTCGCAGAACTCCATCGTGCATGGTGTCATCAAGAGGTGTGGGAACATTCCTTCGGGCGATGAACCACACTCTGTCCCGTTGGTGTGGCGCACCGACGGAACAAGCCGGAATAACAAACGGTTGGATGGTGTATCCTTCACGCTCAAGGTCTGTACAGACGGTTTCAACAACGAACTGTTGCTCTTTTCGGTATATGTCGTCGCCCTCACCGAATAGAGAGGTTGTGCATCCCACCTTAACCGCCTCGCCGGGCTGTACCATCGAGAGGATGCCAGCAACATTTTCACCAATGACGAAAGAGGGCTGTATCTGCCTGATTGCTCGTAGCATCTCCGGCCAGAGGTAACGGTCATCATTCGCTCCAAGTCGCTGTCCTGCCGAGCTGAACGGCTGGCATGGAAAACCGCCTGTGAGTACATCGATTTTTCCTTGCCATTTGGAGAAGTCTGCCTGCTTGATGTTTTCATAACCGATTGAATTAGGATACCAATAATTGAGAATGGTGTTGCAGAACTCGCTGATCTCGCAGTGAAAGACATTTTGCCACCCCAACCAAAAGGCTGCGAGCTCGGGTGCGCCAATACCGCTGAAAAGCGAGGCGTGCATGATAAATCTTTTCATTCATTTCCTTGTTTGTTTGTCAATGGCAAAATTATATACTTCGATTCTGTTTGTAAAGGACACCTCGTCTCCCGACGAAGTGCCCTGACAAACAAACATCCAAACGAATGGATGCTTTGACAAAAAAGAAAATTATCGTTCACGGAACATCCATTTGAACGACAGTCCGTGGGAAGCGGGACGATTGCAGAAATCGAAGCCGGCCTGCCGGAGTGCCTCGAACACTTGGATAGGGCTGACTTTGGCGGAAGAGTCTATCTCCTTGATGGCCTGCACCACTTCCTCTGTGGAGAAGAAGTGGGTGGCCTCTGCCGGAGTTGACGCCGGGCGATAGGTCATTTGCAGGGCAGCCACATAGACGCTGATGTCGGTGATGGGCTGCTCTTGTGGTTCTTTCTTTTTACTCATTGTCTAACATATTTAAGGTTTGACGATCGTCGGCTTCGCCTGACGGGTCGACCGAGGTGAGAAATGTGCCGAAGTCCTTACGCAGGGAGCGCAGGGTGTCGAGGAAGGTTAGGGCTGCCTCGGGCTTGATGGCATGGGTATCGCGCCACTGGTCGAGCAGGAAGTCCTCAATGGCCTGAAGACGCTCGGTGCGCTCGTAGATATAACCTGGGTCGAGCATTGCTTCGAGGGTTTCGGTGGCTTGCTCGTTGAGATGAATGAGAGTGGTTTTCATTTTTTGCCTCCTTTCTTTTCAGCAACTTCATTAATACTCTTACAGATGTCTTCACAACTTTCACGATTGAAACCTTCCAAAGAAAGCACCTTCTTATAGTGCAGACGCAGGACTGCTTCGGTGAATCCGTGAGTGGTACAGACATAGATATGGCCGCTGCCTGCTTCGAGCGCATACCGATCTTTTGCCTTCGGTATGGAATTCAGTTCATGGCGAAGTTCCTCAACAAACTTCTTCAGTGTAGGTTCGTCAGCCATAAGAACCTGATGACGACGCTCCATACACTTTGTAACAGGTTCAAGGTACTTCGGGGTGGAATATGCCTTGAAAAAATAATCAAAGAAAATCATTTTTTGCCTCCTTTTCTTTCTTGTTGTTTCTTATCAGTTTGATTAATACGGTAAACGATCCCGGCTGCGGTGACGGCAGCGACGGCGGTGATGGCTGGCTGCTGTTCTACTGCTGCCGCAGCAAGGATCATGCACAAAGCTACGAGATTGATACGGATTACCAAACGACGGGTTGCAGGGAACTCGGCGATACGGCTGTAGAACTCACTCTTGGTGTCGAGCCAAAGGTTAAGAGACTTGAACTTGCGCTGTATCGTAGCACGTACGTCGATAGGCTGCTGCACTTGGGCAGAAGGCTCGAAATGAATTGTTTGTTGCATATTTGCACGATGTTTAGCATTGCCCGGATCCGCCGGGTGCGGAGACAGGAAAAGCGGATGCTCTTCCTGTCGCTAAACATCGTGTCTTACACCAACAAGGGCTAATTCACATGGAAGGCATCCGCCATATCTTCATTGCAGAGAAGCTGCAACATGGGCATAAAAATAAGCCCATCGAAATCTAATAAGTTCGGGGCTTGATGTTACTCTCGCCCTTGATTGTGTATTACTACACGACATTTAGCGGTTACAAAGATAGAAACTATTTTTGTAACCGCCAAGGATTTCGGGGATTATTTTTATTCATCTATTAAGTCAGGAGCTTCGAGTTCACCTCCCAATTCTCGATAATATTTATAGGTTTTCACTATATTGTTAATTTCCTTACTTGTGACATTCCTTGTTGTGTAAGTTTCCCAATTTGATATCTTCATTTTAACCTTGCTCCCTATTTTAATAGATTTAAGGAAATCAACTGCGTATCCCGAAGGTATTTCGTAATAGTTTCCATTATATGATTCGTGAGCCATATAAGACTGAATAAAAATATCTGAGATCTTGTCGTCTATATTGAAAGTAAATCTTGCTACTCCATCAATCTTTTTCTCTTGAGAAGTCTGAATAACCAATCTAAAATATTCTGCCTTCCCCTGGTTTATGACCATATAGGCCCAAATGTAGTCTATATTGAACGAAGAAGGTTTATTTTTAGGGACAACTATCTCGGGAATTCCTTTTGAAAAAGAATCTCGTTCAATAGTATACTCTTTTTCAATCAGGGCGTGGATAGAATCGAACTGATGCTTTTGGGCTTCTATTGCAAGTTGTTGCATTGTCTTACCTTTATTACAGGAACACAAAGAAAAACATACGATGAAAAGGTATAAGTATAATTTCATAAAAATGGTTTTAGTTAATAATACTACAAAGATACAAAGATATTGTAAAAAAAATGATATAACAGAAAGAAAAAAGCCTCTCGCTACTGCGAGAGGCTAACTTGCACCCATAGGCGATGAGTGACTTTTGTCTTGAAGGTCAATGAGAACCTCGCCTAAATATTTTCTGCTGCACGACGAATGCGGTCGGACAGGTCTATAAGTGCACCACGCATCTGCTCAGCTTCCTGTTGGTTGAAACCACCTGCACCTCCGTTGCCGTCAATACCGTCCATTTTGTGGTAAAACCAAGATGAGGATTTCTGAAAGTAGGTATTGGCAAAATCACGCCATGAAACTGACATCAGAATGTCTTGTACTTTTCTTTTCATATCGGTAACTACTACTGGGGTTGTCATAACTGTTTCCATTGTTGCTGTGTTTATAGTTTTACTTTTATTGTGCCTCTCCCTCATAAGGGAGAGGTTTTTAGCTTTATTCGTATGGCTGTCGGACCATTTTGTCGAAGAGTTCCTGTAAATCCCATAGGAGTTGTGGATAGCCATTTGGATAAGAGCGATTGTAATTTCTCATTCTTTCGAGGAGTTCCCGTTCTTCGGGTGTAACCTCCATTAATTTTTCTTTTTGTTCCATATCTCATTGTTTTCTTTTGACACTACAAAGATACTACAAAAAATCGTATTATCCAAACTTTTACTATAAAAATTTGTAGTAAGGTTTATTTTTTAACATTTTAAAAGCCGTAACAGTTCGGAGACTGCCACGGCTACAAAGAACGAGCATCGTATTTTTATACTTCTACGGACACGAAACCGTGGGCGATTAGGTCGGCAAGGAAGGCGCCGGGACTGTCGGTGGAAACAAGGTAGCCCTCAAATTCCTGCAAGCGGTGAGCGAAGCGTTGCATATATTCCATATCTGTGCCTTCGCTGTCGAAATGACTGCCTGCATGGAGCTGGCGGAGGAATTCCTCGGGGCTGTAGGCTACAATTTTGTGGTTGTCTCCTTTTATGTGGTAGATTTTGAATTTTGGTGCATCTACTCGACGATGTTCGGGGACTAAATTATGAGGAAGTCGGCTTTGTAGCTTTGCTTCGGTGATAATAGCACCAACGAGTTCTTTTGGAGAGATGGTCGGCTTTTGCTGACCATCTCTTGTTTCTATTTTTATTCTTCTCATACTGCTAACTTTTTTGTTCTTATCTTCAAGTAAAGTTTTTCGCTTTCGGTGAGGAAAGGTATATTTTGGAGAGTTGTTCCTGCATTCACCTGGCCTTGTTTTGCAAAGGTAATCATTTTTGCGAGAAAATGAATCCAAGCAGACATCTTTGTGAAGTTCGTTGAACCTCCGTGCTGGCGAAACTCTACCGTGCGGTGGCGTGCGTAAGCTTCGAGGTTTACCTTGTGGTAGCGGTTGTGGGCGAAAGCTGCTCTAAGGTCGCTGATATTAGAAGCTCGGTTGATGGTTGCCTCTGTAATGGTGGTAAGCCCCTTGCAGAAGCGGTTGTTGCGACGGCTTAGAGGCATAAAGTGGTCGATAACCTTCTCAAGGCGTTTGTAAGTAATAATAAGGTTCTTCCAAGTCTGAAGGTCGAACTCTGCAGCGTCCATGTGAACGTGAAGTCCGCAAGAGTCGTTAATCTTAGCGTTGCAGAGGTCGAGCACCCAGCAAACCTTTTCCAGTTCCTCAAGTCCTTGCTCTCCGTGGAGGATTGGGCTAACGAGTTCGAAGGTGTTATTGCCTGAAAGGCTGCTGTCGGTAACTAACTTCCAATGGTCGGTGTGGTCGGTGTGATTGTAACCTTCAACCTCTACTCTGATGCCTGCTGCTGTAAGTTCTCTTGCAAGGCGTTCACGTGTGCAGTTGTAAGCTTCTATCTCAATACCGAAGTTGCGGTTGAAAGTGTAGTCGAGTTGTGGAAGAACTGTTGTCGCTGCCTGCGCTGCACCCTGTGTCATTCCCTGCATCATTCGCTTGTAGACGTTCTGCACGAATCCGTAATTACCACCTGCTACAAGGTCAGCTACCTGTCTGCGTGTAAGTCCAAGGGTGAGGAGCTTCTGAATCTTAGAAGTCTTTGTTCCGTTCTCGTTGAGAATGTTCTGAATTTGCTCGTTCATAATCTTCGTTTTTTGAATGTTCTTTGCATAAGATAAGCTGCACTCGGCAATCAGAAAGTAAACTTTCATTGCACTCGCTGGCATTATCTTTGTTTTCTAATTGTAGTGCTAAGATAACACTACCTTTGCGAACACACAAACATTATTGCACTTATAACCAGTCATTTAGAACTATATATCTTTTGGCAAAAGATATGATAAAAAGAGCCGGTGCAATCGCTGCAGCGGCTCTTTAAAACGAAACGATTTTTGTAAAAAACAAAATAATAAACCTATCTAACAATTATAAATGAAACACTATCTGACAAGCTGGTAGAATTTTGCGTAGGTGAGCCGGGTGTGTGGGTTGCGACTGCTGATATCGATGCGCACTTCGCGGCAGCCGAAGCGGAAGAAAAGGAAGCGACGGGGTATGCGATGGATGATGATGTCGAGGGTATCGGTGGTGGAGATACTGCCACGAAACGACGAGTCGGCGATGGTGCCTGTGAGGCTTGTCCATGGGTCGGTATATGAGAGGTGACGAGGTGTTTGGCTGTAGGTCGGTGCTACTGTGGATGTATCGGACGGAACGGTTGTCAGCTGCGTTTCGATGTAGACACTGGTAGCGGTGGCTGCCGTGGCTGCCGTGGAGATACGGGAGGGTTTGATTCCGGCCTGACGTGCGACTTTCACCAGAGGGTCGGCGCTCTGACGGAACTCATCGGCGCGGAGGTTGATGGCCGGCGCGGAAGCGTGGCTGCGGCCGTCGGAAGTCCGGGTAATCTCTACCCTACCGTTGTGTAGGAGTATGGATTGGTTCTGACGGAGCCGGTCGCGGTCGTTTTTCATCTCTACATACCGACGGAAAGTGTAGGAGAGCGCGGCGAGGAGTGTGATGAAAACGGCGGTGAGGATTATTTTTGTACGCATATTTTTCGTACTGTTTGTATGAGTATGAGTAGTTGTGTGAGGTATGTAGGTGATGTGGCGTAGCGTACTCCTTGTGCGTCGCAGATGCGGTGTGCGAACTCTTCGGCATTTTGACGGTGTAGCCATGCGTCGGCAAAGCCGGGTTTCTGAAGGAGGCGGGTATGTTCCTGAAGGCACTCCTCAAGGGAGTCGAAGTCCTTGAATAGTCGGTAAACGGTGTAATACCATCTGTTGCCGGTCTTGCACTTGGCGATGGACACGACCTTCTCGGGTGCGGTGAATGTGCGGTTAGGTGTGTTGAAGTACTCATGGGTGAGGATAAGGACGGTATGCCCTTTCCAGTTGCTGCCACGAGTGATACCGAAGAGGTTGAACTTTCCTATGCGCGACTTGCCCCATCCGCTTTCGAGGATGGCCTGCGCCGTGACAAACTCGGGGGCGATGTCAGTAGCCTTCTGGGCTGCTGCATAGATGCTGCGTGCAAAATCACGCTGTGCTGCTGTTGCCATGATCAGTCTTTTTTGATGTATTCGCCTTTGTCATTGAAGTCTTTGAGACGGCGTACGAAGGAGTTGGGCAGTATGGGGTATATGGCTTGTATGTTTTCGACGATGGAGAATGTTTCTCTAACCATCATGAACACGCAGAGGTATGTTCCGATCCACTGTGTGGCTCCGACGACGCTGCCGTGTACGGTGAAGTTGGAGAGGACGTTGGAAAGGATAAGCAGGAGGATGTAGATGACGATCTTTTTGCAGAATTTGGAGAAGAAGAGTTCGCTGGATGCATCTTTATATAAGAGATGTTTCCATACGCTGAGAATGGTGTCGATGACGATGGCGACGGCTATCCACTTGGCAAATTCCCAATCTTGGTAGAGGTATTGTGTGAGGTTGGCAATGATGGATAGTGGCAGTGAGACGAGGGATATCATGGGTATTTTTTTCATTATATTATTGTGGTTGGTTTCTATTTGCGAAGTTAGTTTATGGGATTTGCTTTGCAAAGGACCGGCTCAGTGTGTGTGTATCGAGGGGGTCTGGTGCGATACATGAGAGCATGAGTGTCCATCCGATGGATGTGAGTTCGGTGGCGACGAATGGTATGATTTCGGCTTTATCGAGTTCGGTTCTTGATAGCCAGTCGATATTTCCTGCGTTGGCATCTGCGATGAGCCATGCGTGTAGTTTTGCGATGAGTTGTAGTGTATTGTCGGATGCGAGCATGTATTCGGCGGTGTCGGCTCTGTTTGGCATTTTGTATGCGACGGTGATAGCGATTCGCTGTGAGATACGGAAGGAGCCGGGTTGTGTGCCGAGCATGTCCATCTCGCCATAGTCTACGAAGAGGAATGAGCCGAGGAGTTTGTCGATGCGCTGTTTGAGTTCGTCGAATGACTGTCCGTAGACATAGTTTGCGATTTCGGGGATTCGCGGTTGTTGTGGCAGTTGTTTGAGTTCTTGGACGAGCTGGTTGTATCCGGGGAAGTCGCTTGTTCCGTTGGTGAACATGGCGAGGACACCATTTCGGTCGGGGTATTGTGCGAAGTAGAGGAATTGTTGTTTAATCATACACTATTTATTTTTTTCCAAGTACGAAATAAAGTTATCGACTTCATCTCGCAATAATTTTAATTTATCTATGAAATCTTCGGTGCTATCATCTTCTATCTTATGTAGCCTGATTGACCAGCTGCAATCAGAAACCTGCAAAAATGTGTTTCTGATTTCTTCACCGCGCCAGGTGGTCATACCATCAAAACAAACAAGGTTTCCTGTTGAAGGTGAATCTTCTTTATTTAGCCATATCCTTCTATTATACATCATTATAGAATTTTGTCAATTATGTTAATAGGAAGTCCGGACTCTTGACTTATCTTGGCCTTGTCCCAGCCGAAGCCCTTCATGTTGCGAACGGCAGAGATGGTTTGTTTGCGCAGTATTTTGAGGTATGTGATGATATTGAGCTGTTCGATTTGAGCGGCGTCGCCCAGCCCATCTTTGGAGAGATCGTAGAGTGCATCGGCGGCATCGGTGGTGATGGGGTGTCGTGGTTGTGGGGTGATTTTTGTGAGTAGCGAGAAGGGTGTTTTATGGAAGAGATAGTTGTTGAATGCTTGGAAGTTGAACGATATGGCGGTGAGGGTTTCGGTAGGGAGTGTGGCGAATGTCCTGGCAAGTATGTGTGCGCGTCGTGAGTCGTAGGGTTCTTCGGGATAGTAGAGTATGGCTGCGAGCAGTGGTAGTGTTTTGTTGTTTTGCTCGATGAGTGCTTGTGCTTCGATGTATTGGAGAGCAGAGAGTGAGGAGGTAAGTATTCCGAAGTCGTTGGAGATGGTATATGCGCTGTATTGTTGGCCGTTGACGTGTATGATAGGGAGGAGTTGAGCACAGAAGCAGAGGTCTACGACATATTGGTAGTCCAACCGGCGCAGCACACGGGCTATGGGAAGATGCAGACGGAAGGGGTCGATGCGCCGGCAGAGCTCGTAGGTCTCGTTGTCCATACCGTCGAGAACCGCATTGTTGTCGGGATAGTTGATTTGAAAAAGGAAGGTGAGCTGCTCGGAGATGGCCACGAGGTTGGCAATCTGCTCCTCGGTGCGGAAGCGGCGACGGTCCCAATTCATGATGTCACAGAGCCAGTTGATACGCACCTCGCCGGCCGACAGCCCACCGGCTGCCATGCGGAGCAAGTCGGCCACGAGGCGGATGTACTGGCGGGCGGTCATCCCGTCCCATCGGTTGGGTATGCGGTAGATTTCTCCCTTATATACAAGCTCTATATCTTTCACGGCAGCATGATGATTTTGTCGGCCGGGTGGTTGTAGGCGGAATAGCTGCTGATGTCGGCAGCAGTGTCGGTGGAGAGGAGCGTGTCGGCATTGGCAAGAAGTTCTTCCGCCTCACGGTCAAGGCGGTCGGCAAGGGAGAGGGCTGAGTCGTGGTCGTCCTTGCCCGAACGGCTGGCGTGGCTCTCGTCGAAGAGGTTACGGATGGTGGGCGGAAACTCAAGGATGTCGAAACGGCGCAACGACTTGGCAATGGTTTTCTTGGCGAGGGCAAGCAGGAGCATCGGGCGGACGCGCTGCGTGCTGTCCTCGGTGAGCTTGGCGAAGTAGGCGGACATGACTTCGTCGAGCGTTTCTTTCTGAAGGGGAACGGTACGGAAGAAGAACAGATAAGAGCTGTCGATGGGATAAATCATGTCGAAGTCGGGCATGGACTTTATCTCGCACCTATTCAGAATGGAAAAATACCGGGTCTTGCGCCACAGCGCAGCCGGCGAGGTGGTGTCGTTTTCCTGCACTTTCGCATCCATGAGTAACTGCACGATGGTATCCAGAGCATTGCAGTAGTTCTCCATATAGGAGCGGCGCATGGCTTCGAGTTCGTATTTGTAGACATTCACATCGTTCTTGCGGCGGTTTATGCTGTCGAAGATAAGTTGCACGGCCATTGTCATGTTGGCTATGGCGGCACGCAAACCTTCCATGAGAGACGAGTCTCCATCTTCCTTGGAGATGGCTCGAAATACAGCCGGACTGATGGCTGTCTCTACTCTCTTCCGGGCTGTGAGTCCCGAAGACTGGAGGTCGTTTAAGTCCATATTCGTCTCCACGCCCGGTGCATACCGGCTGAAAGTGGAGAAGTCGGTGAAAAGTTCTGTCAGTATATTCATGACTGTTGCTGGTTTAGTCTGTCCTTGGGGGATATGTCTTCCTGTCGCTGTGGTACCTCGCGATAGAAGCCGATGCGGTATCCTTGCCTGTAGAGGGCGGGGAAGTTGAGCTTCAGGGCGAGGTTGAACGGTTCAGCACAAATCTCGTCCTCGGGCGTGAGCGACATGATATAGATAAGGTAGTTGTAGTAGGCGTCAGATCCTGACTTGCTGATCACGCCGTCCTTGCTCACTGCCGTGATGGAGGCATCCAATCCGACGCTTGAGAGCAGCGCTTCTTCGCTGCGCTTGTCGTAGGAGATGAGTGCCTCGATATATTCCTTGTACTTGAGATCGATGGTCTCTATTTTCCACTGCTGCTCGTTGCCGGACGAGTCCATGAACGAGATGGATGAATAGGCCTTGCCCTGATTGTCCGCTCCGCTGAGATAGTCGCCTATCTTGCGCAGTTCCAATCGCATATACTCCACGAGCAACGATTCGCGGTATTCCGTGCCAATTTCGATGCCGTTGTATTTAACCAAGACTTTATCCTTGGATTTGAGCAGTTTATTCTCCTCGCATAGCTTGATGAGCTGGGTGCGCTTACTGCTCACCCATGCGTTGGGAATGATGATGTGAATCTTGGCCGCGAGCGAATTGCGCAGGAAAGAGTTGATATAAGTCGCGGTCTTGTTGCTGCCCTGAATATAGGGGCGCGCCCCCTGATGGGTCTCGTTCACGCCGTAGAACTCATCGACCGATTTCTCCCTGTGGTGCGATACTGCAGCATAGAGGTAGTTATCCACCTCAGACAGGGCGAACTTCGGATAAACCTTATAATTGCCCAGCCCGTAGGTCCACCTGCCCACAGCGATGTGGTGAAAGTCTCCATAGCCAATCTGCTCGTAGGCTACATCCTGACGTGTGGTGGCAAGCCGGCAGTGCTTATTCTCCAGCGGCTCCAGTCCGGCAACGGGCATCATACCCAGCCGCTTGCCACGGGCAAACCGCCATTTACAAAAGAAGTCGCCGAAATAATAGAAATTCTTGATGCAGGTCTTAGCAAACTCCTGGGCAGTGGCTTCCATGCCCCGCTCCTCCCACGTGTTCAACCATTCGTCCCATTCGGGTAACGCGGTGTATTTTCGCTTTATCTTGCCACCCTCCACTGTCTGCACATACGCACAGGGGCCATGGCCATAGAGCATCTTTATCTCCTTGCTGTACAAGCGTGGCAGCAGGCGGTTCTGCTTGATCTCCATCGTTACCTCGTCGCAGAGCGCGTTGCTCACTCCACGCATACACACCTGATAACCATTGACACTGAGCCACTGGTGTTCATGCAGATAGAGTTGTCTGCCCGTCGGTACGAGCAGCCCCGGCGTACCAAATACCTGCTGCCCTTCCCCGATCTGAAAGGAGAACACGTTACCGTCCAGGATATAGTTGCCGGCATTGCCGTAAAGTTCTATACTGTCGTTCATAACCAATTTATCTTGTGTAGTTTATATCCGTCTTGCGGAAAGCCCATATACCTGATGAGTATGCGGTAGCACATCCTTGGCTCACCATCGCCGTCTTCAAAGAGAAAGTAGTTCTCCGAATCAACGGAGAACCTGTCCTGTGGCAGCTGCGTGCGATACCTGCAGTGCTCCTTGACCACCATGCTCTCACCAGCCATGCCTTGCGACCTCGAATAGGGGAAGAAGCACAGCGTGAAGTCACCTTTCGGCAGTTTGCTAATCTCCCTTGCCCATTGCATCGCATGAATGCCGTCCATTTCGATTGCCTTCTTCATCACTTGCGAAATTACGGTATTCCGCTTAGGGTGCAAAGGACGGAACGTGGAGCCGGCCGTCATATTTCCGCCCTTTTGAAGGGGTGCACCTCATTATCAAAAATCAGCGGTGCGTGGTAATGGGCGGTATTTATCCATTTTATTTTTTCCTTTTCAAAACACAAACTATTGATTTTCAACAAGGTAAGGTTTTAACCTATGTAAATAGCGCCCGTTATTACTATACTTTACGCACTTTTTATATCATTCTTTGGTAATTATTTAAGTATTATATGGTAATGTTTTCAGGCAAATCATCAGGCAAAGAGCTTAATTCTTTCTTGATAATATCCGAATAAAGACCATACAAAAGGTAAATCATTGCACTCGGAAGCTGCGTTGTCAGTCCCGGACGGCGTTTCAACTCTTCTTTTTTCTCGCTCGACTTATCCAACTCTATTTTGCCATTTGTTTTCTTCAACGGACTAACGAGGATGGCACTACAAAGGTTGGGGCACTCATTCTCGTCGACGCGCACCTTTGGCAACTGTGGAAGTTTCTCGGCAAAAAGCAACTGACAAAGTCTGAACTGCTGCCAGTGGTAGATGGTGGGTGCACCGTCGTTGTAGAGGAACACCGAAAAACCATAACCCTCTAAGGCTGCCTTCATTGTCAGCGAATCGGTGGTGATTTGTTCGAGTTCTTCTTTGGTTTTATTACCTGCACGGTCTGGATAGAGATGAATAACCTTATTTACAGCATCAGTACCAAAGAAAGAGTACACCTGCTGTGCGAGGTTCTGCTGGTCAGCGGGGATGTATGCCCAAAACTCCTTGATGATATCGAAACGGCGACCGTATTCCTTCTTTTGTCCGACGATGAGTGACTGGAAGTTGCCCGGGTCGTAGCCTATATAGAGTGGTTCCCGTTTATCGTAGTGGCGCAGATAGCGTGCCGTGAGCGTGAAATGGTCCTTGAGGTTCAGCTTCAGAATCTGGTCGTAGATGTAACTGTCCTTGAACTGGTGCCGCTCGTGGTCGTAGGAAGTGAAAAACTTGTTCGTTACCTCCTTATGCCGGATGGCACAGATGGCGGTCAGAAACTCGTCCATATCAAGGGTGTCGAGCTGGGTTTTGAAGAACTTCGGTCTGAGGATATCTTTATTGCAGAACGAAGACGCACGAATGTAGTAGATGGCATTGCGTCGCATATCAGCAAGACGTGGTTTCCAACGTGCGATAAAAGCATTCTGCTTCTGCGTTTCGAGCCGTATTTTCTCCATGATGATGGGATTTTTGGTTTCTTTCAGTTCCTTCTTCATGGCAAACATGCGGTAGATCGATGCGTTGATAGCGAGCGACACAGAAGCTATTTCGTCGATAAGCCGGCGGTCCATTTTGTTCTCGTACTCCTCAAACCAATCGTCTTCGCCCAAATCCACCCGGGCGGTGTCGCTCACGCCCGTCACGCCCTCATAGTAAGCCGACCGCCGGATGTCTGCAGAGCCACCACGCAGCGAAGGAAACAGGCGCGATTTGAGTTTCTCGCCGCTGTTGTGTTTCATCTCCTCCACGAAAGCATGCACGGCATTGCGGCCTGCCACACTCTCGGGCTGGTCGGACGACACGAGCTGCAGGTGCGCCCCATTGCGGAAGATAACCGAGTGCTTGGCATAGGCAATCGGATAACGCGGGTGACGAAAGTGGGAGGGAAGTTTTGCCTCGCCCACTACATAGTCTATGCCATATTCCAACATTGCCCGCTGCTTACCGTTCACGATGACGGGACGTGAGAACGAAGCCTGAATGTTCGGCCACACGTTTGTCATCAGGGCAACGTATGTCTTGTGAACCAGAAACGACAGTTCGCCCGGCATGTCGTTCGCCACGCGGATGAGTCGTGGCACGATTACTCCTTCCGTCTTACCCGTTGCACGTGCCCACTCGGCATAAAGCATGTTGGGGTCGATAATGTTGGCCAGCAGCTGCACATGGTTCATGTAGTAGTGCTCGAAGTTGAGTACACTTTCATTCTGTTGATGATCAGTCATTCTGTATTTCCTCCACTATTTCCGCCTCCTGTATGTCCGCATCGCGCAGCAGCCGTTTTTTCTCTTTCGTCTCAATAGGCAGCGAGTTAATCAGCGTAACATAGAAGCCTTGGTTGTGCTTGGCAGCAATCTCCTTGAGGTTCTTTTTCGAGAAGCCGAGTTCCTCGGCAGTGATAGTGGGAGTAATGATGAAAGTCACACCGAGATCGCGGTCGGCTTCAGCTATCTCCGATGCACGTCGACGACACTCCAAAGCAGCATCATAACAGGCCTTCATCCCCTTATAATCACGTCGTTTGGCACACAACTTGGCCAAATCTTCGTATTTGTTCGCAAAATTGCTTTCCCAAACTTTAATAGGCACATTGCAATCGACTTGGAAGTAGCTGATGGCTTGATATATTCTCGCCATGCAAGTACGCTCCTCTATTTTGATGTGCTGTTCGGCATTAATTCGCAAACGGAGTTTCTTTGCCGCCCGAGTTATGTTTCGTTCAAATTCGAAAATTTCGGCAGACCATTGTAACTGCTGTAAGAAAATCTTTATATCAGTAGGAATACCTTCACAGTCTCCACTCGTTAGGAATGTAGATATAAGGTCAGGGTGAATAGAGTCTAATTTCTCAATATCACTTTTTATCATATACCAAACAACTTAAATCGCAGATCTTTTTCAGAACGCTCGTTCTTACGTTCTTCCAACAGTGTGATAGATTCAACATCTCCCTTCTCCGCTTTCTTAGCGAGTTCTGCATCAATATTATACTCACCAAGTGCACACCCTTGGTGATATGCCTCGCAATAGACATCGCCGGGAATGCCTATGCGGTATAACAGGGCTATGCGTTTGGCTTTTCTCAGCCCGAGCAGTTGGCAAATACGCTCGGGGGTATAGCTTAACGCCCCGAATGTTCGCACATGGTTTACATACTCGTCTGACAATCCCTCTTTGACTAACTCTGACATAGAATAATCTTTTCGGTTTCAGAAGCTGAGAGGATGGCACCATCTCTTTCCAGTAACACAGGCTGCTGCGGGAACATTGCCATGAATCTACGTACCGTAGCCGCTACATACTTTGGATCGATTTCCATACCATAGCCGATACGATCGGTCTGCTGGCATGCCATGATAGTAGAGCCAGACCCAGAGAACATATCTACAACAATGTTACCGTTTTTAGTACTGTTAGTGATCGGATATGCCATCAGGGCAACAGGCTTCATTGTTGGATGTATTTTGTTGGCTTTGGGTTTATCGAAATTCCATATAGTTGTCTGCTTTCGGTCGGCGTTCCAAAAATGAGCAGCCCCAGGCTTCCATCCATATAAACAAGGTTCATGCTGCCACTGATAGTCTTGCCGTCCCATGACAAGTGTATCCTTAGCCCAAATACAACACTGAGCTATCTTAAAGCCTGCCTCTCGAATTGCGCGACGGAAATTCTCGCCCTCCGAGTCCGCATGAAAAACATAGAAGGAACCACCTGGTTTTATAATAGTAAACATCATGTTGAATACAGACTGCAAAAACCGAAGGAACAGGTCATTCTCCATCGAGTCGTTCTGGATGGTGAGTTTGTTATCTCCTCCACCTTCGTAATTTACATTGTATGGAGGATCCGTGAGAATCATATCGGCTACTCTTCCATTCATCAAGGCTACGACATCTTTCTTTGCACGACAATCTCCACACATCAGCCTGTTATTTCCAAGCCTGAAGACGTCACCAGGACGAGCAAAAACATCATTATCCTCTTGTGGAAGGGGTTCTACGGCATCCTCTTTAATTTCGGTTGTATCACTTTCTGAAGCAAACAACTTATCAGTGCCGACAGAGAAGTCATTTTGTTTCACTTCATAACCAAGATTGAACTTGGCGAGATCATCTCCATTGATGTTGTACTTCGTGAAAAGAAGCGTATCTGGATTTTTTTGAGCAAACTCTGAGTTGTAGGCGGCGATTTCCTCCACAGCCTCTCGTTTATCAGATGCCTGAATTTCCTCGTATGGTATTTCGGGAATAGTGAAACCATAAGATCGGAGCCCCAGTAGAGCCTTCCGACGCTGATGCGCATCAATAATCCATAGTTTTCCGTCAGGGTCTTTCCAAACTTTAAATGAATACTTAAAACCACGTGTGATGATGAGCATCTGCAGCTTCGATAATTTGTCTGCATCAGGCTTCTTAAAGTCTTCTTGAAGTTCGATAAAAGAGTCCAGCGGGGCTGTAGGAAGATTGCCCAAATTAAAAACTTTTATACTATTTTCCATTGCTATTTACTTTGTTGTTCTAAAACCATTTTAAATAATCTCTCACGTTCCCAGTATCGTTCGAGGTTCTGCTTATCCAGCTGTCGCCGGTCCTTACGGTCGCCTCGTTTGAGATATGAACGGTAACGCTTGATGTTGTCGAGCACATTCTTATGGCGGCGCAGAAACTCGGCAGGGTCGGCCTTGAGCAGTTTCATGAGCTGGGCTATCTCTGAGCGGCCAAAGAGTATGGGGTGGTGGCAGAGGAACTTGCCCGTGTTGTTGAACGACTGCAGCTCGGCGAATGCCTGAAGATTGCGGATGCGCAGTTCTGCCATTTCGGCTACGGCCTGTGCGGTGGGTGCAGTCTCCAGCAGTTCGTCGAGCTGCTTCATCTTTCGCCATGTGTTGATGCGGTCGTTGTAGAGAACGGTGGCCATCTGCACATCTGCATCGTCAAGATTGGTCCAGTCTATTTGCGGGTACTCTTCTTCTTTTTTTTTGGAGTGACTGGCTTTTTCGGCGACTTATCCTCTCCTCCTCCTTCTTCTGTAGAGTTATCCACGGGGCTTTCAACAGGGGTACCTTTGGGACCTGTCGGGTTCTCGCTGCCCTCACCGTCAACAACGGGATTGCCGTCGGGATTCGTTGGGTTCTCGTTGCCCTCACTGTCAACAACGGGATTGCCGTCGGGATTCGTTGGGTTCTCGCCGCCCTCACCGTCAACAACGGGATTGCCGTCGGGATTCGTTGGGTTCTCGTTGCCCTCACCGTCAACAACGGGATTGCCGTCGGGATTCGTTGGGTTCTCGTTGCCCTCACCGTCAACAACGGGATTGCCGTCGGGATTCGTTGGAGGTTCATTGTCTGCCGGCTGCTGCGAGAAGAATTCACGCCGGTTGCGCACAATGTCGTCGTGGTCGGCTACATCGAGCAGAGCGAACAGAATATCCTCGGCATTCTTCCTTGGTGCGAGGTCGAAGCGCGTGAAGTCCGTACTCTGCGGATTCTTACCGTGCAGCAAGCTAAGGTCGGCCTCGGCTGCCAGCGGATTGGCGAGCTGGCGGAAGTAATATAGTTTTTCTTTTGCGCTATACATAATATAAAGGTGTTAGGTGATGGGTGTTGGGTGATGGTGGCCTATGCTGTTTTATCAGCACCTGTCATCTTACACCCAACACCCGATGGTTATGCTTCGGTTCTCGACACTTCGACGAGGGTCGTGGTGTCGAATACACGGAACGTGATAGACGCGCCTGTCTTGGCTGTCCATGTGGCACCGTCTTCGAGAATGAAGGTGGAGCCATCGGCAATGGTGGCGGGCTTGTCGGTTCCTGCTCCGATGAGCGTGATGTAGCGTCCCTTGTCGCTCTTACTGAGTCCGGACACGGTGGCGATGGCTGCGGCAGCGGATGTGCCGTTGGCTACGGTGTAGGTGTTGGACGCCGGGGTGATGGCGATGGTGGTCGCTCCGGCTGCCACGCTTCCTGCCGCCGTTACGGCCGGGTTGCCGGTATAGACGAGTGGCAGGTCGACAGACGAGCGCTTGAAGGTGAAGGTGGTGTAACGACCGTCCTTGTCGTCCTTCGTCTCGGTGTTGGAGAGGATGATCGGGCGTTCCAGCTCGCCGAGGATGTACCACTCCTTCTTCTTGATATGCTTGAAGAAGAGGATGAACTTACCGCCGCTGTACTCCTCAATGAAGTTGTAGAGCGGCACACGGGCACCGCCCATGATGATTACAAAACTATTCTCGCCCGTAGTGGTGATGTCGCCCTTCTCGGTGGTTCCCGTGAATGTCGGGATGTCGTGCGCCTCGAAATAGTGCGGTATCTCTCCCGGCTTCAACGGTACGGGAGCCACCTCACGGTTAGCATTTGGCTGCGGAAACGGTTTGGTACGGTCAATCTGGTCGAGAGCGATGAGATAGACGATGTAGGAAATGTCGGAGCCGTGGGTGTCACGGTCGGACACATCATCGATGTGCCCGAGTATGGCCATTGACGCAAGGGACAGGCCGGAACTACCGGCAAGCAGAAACGAATGGTCGCAGAATGCGCCGAGCATAAGCACTACGCCGAATACGGCAAACATGACCATGAACATATTGCGTGCCTGCCGGTTGGCGTAGTTAAAGCCCTTCAGAGGATTGTACGCACGGCAGCGTTTTTGAATGTTTGGCTTTTTCATTTTTCTTTTATTTTTGCAGGGAGCCGCCGGAACGGCTCCCTACGGTTACACAATAAATTTAATAAACAAATCAACTCTTTGTCTTAGCGGCCACCCGGAACATTGGGCTGAAGTTCCTTGTTGATAGTGCGCTTACCACCTACACAACGCTCCAGCTCGCGGAAGTTGCCGTCGCCTCCGAGAATCACCATGATGTAGTCGCCCACAGCCGTAGCGGTGAACGCGGCGGAGAGATTGGCGAACTTGCCCGACTTGGCAATCTTCGGCAGATGGTCGGACACGCCAGCCTCGATGCAGTAAGCCACACCGGCCTTGGCATTGGCAATATCGGTGTAGGTGTCCTGCGTGGTGGTTGTTCCCGTTACCTGCCAGAAGCCGTTGGCTGCGTCCACTTTATCAGTGATGGTGCCGGCAAAGAGGTTGATAAAGATCTGCTGCCACTCCCATGCATTGTCGTCCATCGCTTTCTTGGTGTCGAAGCGACGGCCCGTGAACGAGGCAGAGCAACCTTCCTTCCAAGTGCTCCACGCACGGACTTGCTCCATCTGTTCCTGCATCTTCATGGAGAGCATCTCGCCCGGCACAAATTCCAGAAACTGGATGTTGCCCGGCTGATGCAGCATCATGAACGGCAGCTGGCCGAGGTAAGGCAGCCAGATGATGCGAACCGTGCTATCGGGAACGACATTGAGCGCACCCATCGGGCCGCTGAAGTCCGTGTCCTTACCGTATGTGGTGCGGACATTCTTAATCCACCACGACTGGTGGTTCTTGTTGAGATAGACACAGTGCTGGTCGATGTCCATATCCTCAGTAACGGAGCTGCGTACATCGGCAATAAACTCCTGCACGGCTGCGAGCATGGTGGCCTGCGTGTAGGAACGGTAATCCTCGTCGGTGTGCGGCTTGATGTCGTACTGATGGACATAGCGCAACAGCGTGTAGAGAAAGCCCGTGGCTGCATTGAGGTAAGAACCGGCAACCCCTTTCTCGGGCTTCACATAGATGCCGCGCATACGGCGTTTGTTCTGCTCTACCTGAGCCGTGGTGAGCGTGTTGAGCAGCTGGTATTCAATCATCGTCCACTTGATGGGATCGGAACCTTCCTTATTAAGGTAGCCGATGTACTTGCGCTCGAGCTCTTTCATCGGGCCCCATTCCATCTTGATCATCGCATCGTCCACATAACCCATGTGGTTTTCTATCTTCATTCCGCCCTTGAAGACCTCACCGGCCTGATAAGCCTGTGAAACCTCGTCGAAGAATGCGTTGAAGACGAGACCACGATCCTGATAGCCATAAGCGACAGGGAAGAACTGGGTCATGTCGCGCACCTGAAGCACACGGGCGATGAGTGCGTCCTGACGCAATACGACGAACTGGTCGCCGACTCCGGCATTGTCCACACCCTCATAGTTGGTGGCGTATTTACCTGCAGCGAGGGCAGGCGCATCAAGCATCTTGTTCTGTTGGAGATACTGATAGCGATTCTTGAGCGATTTGGCAAAGTTGCAGGCTGCCTTGTAAAAGGCAACGCCGTCCACTTGTTCGTCAACTTCCGGCATGGCAGCTGCCGCACGAGGATTCGCTGCAATCCGATTCCAGCGGTTCTTCATGGAAAACAAAGGATGCTCGACACCAAACAAATATTCGGGTGTATTGCCGAATCCGTTGATGTTGAGCGGAGAAGCACTGACGGTCTGTGCCGGGACATCAGGTGCAGGTTTCTCGGCCATTGCCTTGAAGTCGGCGCGCATCCCCTTGATGCTTTCAAGAATGCCCTCAAGCGTGGCATTGCTTTGTGGCTGGTTTTGCCGTGCGCCCTCGTCACCCTCTGTGGCAGCCGTTGTCTCTATGCCGTTGAGAACCGACTGGATGGTGTTGAGCGTGGTCTGGAACTCTGCAGCCTGCTGTGCGGTCTGCTGCGCAGTCTGCTCCGCGGCGAGGTCATCGTTGAGCGTAACCTGGTACTTCTTCTGGTATTCGGCCACGACAGCATTGAACTCTTCCTTGGAAAGACTTTTTTCATCGAACTTCTGCTTGAGGTGCAGGAATTCGAGAACGGAGGTAAGTTTCTCTTTGAAATTCATAAACAATTAAAAATTAAAGCATTAAACAATATTATATATGGCAGTCTTCAGTTTGTTGGCATCAATGTACTCACGCCCCATGGTCACGGCTTCGGCAATGGCCTCCTGCATCGTATGACTTCCGTCGGTAAGTCCGAGTTCCACTGCCTGTGGGGTATAAAAAGTTTCGCCACGCAGTACCGGCGCATCATCGGGGAGTTCTGCGAGTTGGCTGCGCTGAGAACGCACCTCGGCAAGGAACTGAACATTGAGCGGATCGAGAATATCATGCACAAACTTTTCGTCCTTACCGTGACGCAAGTCGTCGAAGGTCTTATTTTTCAAATCGGAATTGGTGGCCTTAGCTTCTACGCGTTTGATGCCGAGCTTCTCAAAGTAAGGTTCAAAGTCGTAGAAACTACACATTGTGCCGATGCAGCCGACGTAGTCGTTGTCGGTAAGCGCATAGATACGGTTGCCATGACAACCGATATAATAGCCGGCGGAGCAGCACATCTGCTCATAGAAAGTGAGAATTGGTTTCTGACAGGCACGCAGCGTTTCGCTCAGACGGTCGAGATACCACGCCTCGCCCCCGGGGGAGTTGATATGCAGAAAATGGCAGGAAATCTGCGGATTGGCTTCGGCTGCATGGAGGTCGGCTGCGAGCTGCTTGGAGGAGAACCAGTAGTAACTGTCTGCCATAACCGTACCCCATACGCGATGGTAGGCTATGGAATTATCCGGAAGTTGTTCGTCATCAAACTCGTCGGTAAGCGTCACGGTAGACGTGTCGTTATCCTGTGCCAGTACCTTCAAAATATCCTGAAGAGCAACGTGTGTCTCAAACTGATACACAGTATGGTCTTTCAGATAGACAGCAATTTCTTCCGGAGAAAAGCAGCAGGCAGCCTTTACTCCAGATTGTCCTTCTGCCTTACCATTGATGGGAAAAGCAGCAAGCATGGCCTGGCGAAAACCGTCGATGGTAATAAACAACGGTTTTCCCGAAGCAAGAAGATTCTGTAATTCGTTCATCAAAAATATTTTGATGCGAATGTACCATATAATAAGGTGTAGACAAAAGACCTACAGAAGTGGGTCAATGAGCATTTTGCACTTAATAACAAGATTAGCCGATGTCAGATTAGAAGAAATCTGCACCCGAGCAGGAATATCCGGTGTTCCTATCTGATATTTACGTCGGTCAGAAGTTTTAATTGTCACGATAGCGTTACGCTCGATGGAGAAGAAATGGCGGGCTTCACTGTCAGGCAAGTCTATCACAATTGTTTTGTCACAATTCCAAAAACTTCCTGATTCATTGTCAGTGAGTTGTGGGATGTAGGAAAAAGAATCTGCTACGAATTCATACATTTTAGAGTGAGCAGATTTGTCCGAAGTAGTCGGTGTAACTTGAATAAGATTTGAGAACTCTATCATAGTCTGTAAATTTGAATGACAAAAAGGGGCATTCGGTCTGCATTAAATGATGTTAATTAAGCACTGTTTTTTTATATTGACGTACTTTCTTTGGGCGCAGACGGTTGCGAAAGCGATAAAAGTTCTTCAGCAACGCATCAGGCGAGATGGATTTCAGATGGTAGGTGCGAATGAAATCGTATATAACATCCAAGTTCTTACGCTGACGTCCAAACTCCTCATTCTCCAATAGCACACGATGCAGCTCGAAGTTAAACATTCGGCGAATCTGAGCTTCAATTATCTTGGAGGCTGACGGAGAAAGGTAGTTGTAATAGGCAGGATCTTTCCATGGTATTCCATTGCCTGCTTTACGAAACGGCAACTGAATGAGTAGATTACCATCTTCAGGTTCGGTTTGGTTTGAACGCTTACGAGACATATTTTCCCAAATGCAATGGTACAGGTCGGAAGTGTAAGGTATTTTTACCGCCCCGTTTTTTTGTTCCACGCCGTATTTTCCTGCAACATACTCAGCAAGATAAGGTTCTATTCTGATTGCTGTATTTTTTTTGAGGGCTCTTTTTTCTTTGTGCATAGCAGTTTTACTTTTTTTTGCGTCCTACCGTCCTACAATCCTACAAAACGTAGAGGGCGCTTATGCAAAAATACTAAATATCAAAGACTTACGCAAAATTAATCAAATAAAAATTGCATTATTTCACTCAAAAACGTGAACCAATACCGTCCTACAACGACCTGAAAAGCGCAAATTTGTAGGATGGGATTCCGAAAAAACCATTTCCTACAAAAAAATCTATTTCCTACATCGTCCTACAAACCTACAAGCAATCCTACAAACTTACCTTCATTAATAAAACAATATAATTATATGATATATAGATAGTTATATAAAATATAGTTTGAAAAGAAAATTCAATTTGTAGGATTGTAGGATTGTAGGATAGTGTTTTTCTGAAAATTATTTTTCAAAAGTCGTGTTTTCCTTGCTTTCTTGAAAATTTAGGGGGTACGGGGGATTTTACGCCTGCCTCCGTCCAATTTGAAATGAAATGAGCCGTACCTATTCATCCGAACTGGCACGGCTCTACTTGAGGAAAATATATACCTTTTTAAAGGTAAAATAATATGATTTTTATTTGGTAATATCGGATTTTTTTAGTACCTTTACATAGTTAAATTGGGGGGGTATATACTCTTGGTAACATAGATTTTATATTCGAAATTACATCAGCCCTTCATGAAACATACCCAATGGATTGCTCCTCCCGCAGCAAGCATCTAATATTTTTTTCATATCAGTATCTAAATTTCGTAAAGTGAATAATCGCAAGAGGCTTTGAGAGGTCGTAACCTCGTAACCATTCCTCCCAATCTTCAAGCGATAGACCGTTATTATTAGCAAGAGTTTTCCTGTCGAAGCACCTCCCATCTATATCAAAGAACTTAAACGATGACACCCCGTCTTTGTCCTTGTCAAATGACAGTTTCTGTATTCCCACTCCGTCTTTAGCCGTCAGACGTGCTATTTCTACTTGTTTGCTGCGATACGGCCTGCCCGTCCACTGCCGGACAGATAACACAGCATTACCAGCCTGCACCTCCTTGATGTGCTTCTCCCATAATGGATAGTTAGCGCGGATAGTATGCAGTTTTGGGCGCACATAGATACATTCTGAACTTCTGTTAAAAATCAGACCTGCATAAAAAGCTTCACGAAACAGCGTCGGTTCTCCCGCCTTGCTATGCTTGACGGGGAAACACCTTGATAATGTGATTACGTATGTTTTCCTTTCCATATTCTTGTCATTTAAAATCCATAACTATTCTTTCTCCGACCTTATGTCGTGTGTATGTAAGGCTATCAACATCAAACCGCCTTACTTCGTCCTTGTTGGCGACATAGAATATCCAACTTGATGGTACATATTGGGGGACATGCCTATGTGGGACAATAACGGGGCGAACGGGAACGAACGTTGCCTCTTGTACAACTATTGGCTCTGTGTCGTCCATGTGTCCAGGCGTATATTCCTTGTATACTAAAAAACCTTTGAAAAGTTTGTTTTCGCAGCCAAGCAGCACAAGTGCCAAGCTTATAAAAATCAATATTTTTCTTATTCTCATATTCTTAATCGTTTTTCTGTTTAACAAATTCCCTGCTGCCTACTCTGATATATTTCACGTCTTTGCAGTAGTCTCTAATGAGAACTTTTAAGCTAATCTCATTCAGTTTAGGACAATCTTCATTTTTGAAGATAATCGCATCACTTTGCCTATCTCCGAAATTGCGGAGCGGTTTCCATGTTCTGTAAGTGCTTGGCGGTTCACAGACGAAAGCACTCACGACATACCCATCCGAGGTGTTTTCGACTTGGAATTCAAATGCTACATACATAATTTGTCAGTTTTTTAGATTTCTCTTTTGTCTAAAACGGTTCGTCACTACCCTCACTCATCGGATTAAAAGGAAGATCTTGGTTTGCGATTGTGTTGGCGCTCATCGGTTGCACATCCTGTTCTTTCTCCGGGTTCGGTTCTTCAATATAAGTTCTACGGAAATCGATATTGTACAATTCTTTGAACTTATCGTAGTCGATGATGATTGCGCTGGTCGATGTACTCTTCGGCTTGCGTATCTTGACCATTGTCTCCTGGTCATCGTTTCTCGGAACCTCGATGGTCTCCTCCCACGTGAAGCGACGGGAAGGTACGGTTCCGATATAGGATGGGTGGCTTCGCAGGTTCTGCTCCAAGGTCGAGAGCGTGCTACCCTCACTGTTGTAGCCACTGCGGTCGAAAATGCTGAATACGGCACTCATGCGCAGGAACATGACATTCGTACCTGGCTCAAAAGTAAAGGTGTGCGAGTCGCCTCGGGAATCCTTGCCTGTAACCTTTTTGGGCTGCTCGATAAGGAACTCGCGGCCTTCGGTGACCTGCTTGGTGTCAATCATGTTGTTGACAGCCGTGAAGAACATGGCCAGTTTGTCCGTACTGCGAATCAGAGAAAGTTGAAATCTTATCTTCTCCTGAGCTATCTTAAAAAAGTCGTCGTATGTAAATGGCAGACGCAGATTGGAATATCGCTCTATTAACTTCACCGTGCCGAGGAAGAGAGAAGCTGTTTTCATTAATCTGTCCATCTCACCAGAGTTGATAACGTCCTGTTTGAGTTCATTATACGCCTCTTGCTTGAGTTGTCGAAAATGATCCATAAACAAAGGGCGAAGTTCCAATATCTGCAGGAGCACATTTGATAGACCTATTTTATTGGGGTCTTCTATATTTTTCAACTCCTCGAAGATACGAACTTCATCCTGTGTGCGATTTCGGGGTTTGGGTACTTCGCAGACAATGACACGGCTCATCAAGGCGTTGTCATCACGCTGTGGTGTTTCCTGTCCGCAGATAATCACCGGTGCGAAAACCTTGTCGTTTTCGATTTCTTTGCCAGATGTACCTTTGCGCTTCTGTTTGCCATCGCCATCATAGACAATACCTTTTAAAGCCTGGAACTTATTGTCACTGATATCCTTATTGTTGTACTCATCGAGCACCACCGGTACATCCTTAAACATACCCATCATGGTGGCCATGGCAGCATCAGTACCTGTATTAAGGTTGAAAATGGGAATGTTTGGCGAGACGAAGAGGGAGCGAATAGAAATGGCTATTTGTGTTTTACCCGAGGACATCGGGCCCATGAAGAATGGAGCAGTGAAGAGACGGTCGATGCAGTGGATGTTGCTTCTGAAGGCGCACATGATAGCGAATATAATTGCCCATTTGCCGTTGTCATTGATTTTGTAAACTTGGTCCATTAGCCCAACCCATTTCTCAAAGGTTACCTTTTTTTCGGCCGGGACTTCCTTGTAGACGAGCTGACTGATGAGTTCGTATTTGTCGGATTGCTTGCCGCTGCCGGCGTAAATTGTCGAAAAGGCAGGCAGATAGTAGTTGTTCTTATTGTGTGTAACAACACCCAGTTCGTTAACCGGCTCAAACCTCCATTGCCCGTCCACTCTGTGGAAGATTCCGTTTGCAAATGCAAAAAACTGTTCATCGCCCTTGCGGCTCATTCCTTCACTCTGCTGGTTGCCGTATGTCTTAATCTCCGAACACATCACAAAGTGACGGCTCATATAGGTCTTGATGGCTTTCCACTGCCATTCTTCGCCGTTGAAATTCACCGCCTCGTAATTGATGAGCACTTCTTCTATCGATGACATCTTCAGCAGAGCCTTTGAAGGGATTTCTATGTAGATGGGCGTGTCGTAGTAGCGGCGGTTAATGCGCAGCACACGCTTGTTCTGTTCGAAGTCATCAGAGAAGATGTGTAGCAGGGGCGTCATGAAGAAATCGGCGACCTGCGTCATGCCGTTGCCGTTCTTGTTGCGGAACATATAACAGACGGGTTCGCTCTTCTTGTTGAGCCGGGGGTAATAGCCACATTCCTTCCACATGCGGTGGTACTCCTCATTCTCCTGCACATAGTCAGGCGGCTCGTTTACATCGAAATCCTCGTCATCGAGATTGTCGGTCTGCATACTTACCTTCATAGCAGACTTCCGTTTCTGCACGAACGGCTTGCGGATCTCGTCGAACTGTCCCTTGGTCAGTTTCAATACTGAGCAGTAATGGTTACGGTTGACCGTTACGACAGTATCCTCTGCGTAAGAGGTCAGTTCAATACATCTTGAGATGAGAGGAACACGGTCGCCCGAATAGTTCTCCAAGAATCTGCCGTGCAGACCGATGTAATAATCCACGAAAGAGCCTGTGGAGTCGTTGTAGGTCATCTGTATGTTGATGCCCGAACGGAACATCTCCGCCAATGTGTGCAGATAGTCGTTTTCCTCACCGTCGTTGTTGATGGCACAGCCACTCTCCGAAGACACAAAATAACAATAGACCCTGCGAAGTTCCTGGATGTCGTTGCTTGACGGGCGACCTGCTATATATACGATAGGCTCCTCACCGTATCCATCGAGGAAATCCTGCATGACGGAGGTCAGTATGCCCGGGCGGTCACTCTCTATATTTTCTTTCAGCGCATCGACACCGAATAGCCCGGCCTGTGTCTTTGTTTTCGGCAGGGCTTCCTGTATTTTCAAACGGATGTTGCGCACCTTGTCATCGACGATTCCTATTTTGCTCTTGAAATCAGCAGCTACCGACTTGACATACTCCAGTCGGAGACCGGCATCACCTACGCATGCAACGAGCGAACAGATGGTGTTCAGACCGTCGCTGATGGTGGTCTCGTCTTTACAGCCATGCGGAATCAACATTCTTTTCAGCGCTTTTGGGAAAGTTTCTGTCAGCTCCTTCAATTTGTCCTGTGTCCGGCTGACATTGGCTTTTGCAAATTCGTCGGGGTCGGTTCCTTTCGGCAGGCGGATGCACTTTACCTTTGCCCCGGCTTTCAACAGCAGCTCGCAGTTTTTCAGTGAGGCCTTAACACCGGCAGCATCTGCATCATATACCATGACTACATAGTCCGTGAAGCGCAGCAGCAGCTTCACCTGGTCATCCGTGAATGCCGTTCCACTGCCACCGATGACATTTTCCACCCCCATCTTGTACAGCGACATCACATCAAACTGCCCCTCTACCAGATAGGCAAATCCCTGCTTGCCGATAGCCTTCCGTGCCTGATAGAGTCCGAAAATGTGCTTGCCCTTGGTGAACAGCGGGGTCTCGCCTGTGTTCACATACTTGCCGACGCCCTCTCTCGGGGTGATGATGCGCCCGGAAAAACCGATAATGTGTCCCTGTATGTCATAAAATGGAAACATCAGTCTGTCTCGGAACCTGTCATAGGTCCGTCCCTCATTGCTGCCAACGACATCTACCTCTTGGAGCCGTTGTAATGAATAGCCAGCCTTGGTGAGTTCGTTCATAGCCAAGTTCCCCACAGGGGCATAGCCTACGCCGAAGTCTGCGAGAGCCTTATCAGTTAAGGCATATCCTCGGGAGACAAGGAAAGACTCAGCCTGTGACAGGTTCTTCTGGAAGAACTTGGCTGCGGCATCGATAGCGATATGCTGCGCCTCCCTCTCTTTATAGCGTGCTTCCTCCTCCGGACTCATTTCTTTTTCCGGGAAATCAAGACCTGCCTGACCAGCGCACCAACGTAGAGCCTCTATAAAGGTTAAATTCAGGTAATTTTGCACAAACGAGATAACATCACCACTTGCGCCACAGACAAAACAATGATAGGTCTGTCTTGACGGACTTACCACCATCGAGGGGGTATGATCATCATGAAATGGACAGACACCCTTGTAGTTCACGCCCGCCTTGTGCAAGTGCGTGAAGGACTCCACCACATTCACGATGTTAAGAGCCGACTTAACCTTCTCGATGAATAATTTATCAATCATGTTATTTTTCCTCTTCCTCAAATAATTCCAATTGGCGTGATTCGACTGCCTCCTGTATTGTTACTCCCAGGTATTCTGCCACGACTGCATACTCCTTGTCTGTGATTGCTTTTCGACCGAAGTAAAGATCCCAATATCTGCGCTGTCCGATTCCTGTTTCTTTATAAAATGTCCTTGTTGGGCTGAAGTCCTCGGGATGCCTAAATTTTATTTTGAGCATTGCAAACAGAAGATTACGTTTCACCGTACGACCAACAGTTAGACGATTCCGTAGTATGTAGAGTCTGACAGACATTGAACTACGATCCAAATGCGCGGCCATATCCGCAAGTGAGACCTTACCAAGATGTTGCCTAACATATTCTGCGTCCTCGACGGTCCATCTCTTGTTGTTGCCTTTATTACTCATGTTGTATTAGACCATTAAACTCATTGTCAAAAACGAACATCCTTACACTGTCTTCAGGGTGTATATGTCCCATATTGCATTGAGCATATACTTTCAGGGCCTCGTATATAAACCGAAGATCTCTTTCACTTAAATCGTTAATAGAGAATTTGCCCCAGCTATCCTTGTCAATGAACATTCCGCGCAGCAAAATTTGTTTTGAAAGATTCCGCCACATTCTGCCTGAGTAGCTTTTTCATTGTCGGTGTAAAGTGTATTTTCCCTCCTTTTTTATCTTTGAAACAGATGTTAAAACTTTTGATACCATTCTTGCGCTTAAAGGCCTTTCTTACTTTTCTGATGCTGGTCATGATTACTCGAATTTAAGGTCAAAACTTTTATCTCTCTCCACGGCACGGCCGGACATTCCAATGATGTTGCCCTCTTCTCCCTCTGTAAGGAACATTTCACGCTCACTATCCTTACTGGCAGAGAATGCCCGACCGTATTCATCCCATACAATCAACTGAGTGTTCGTATGGGCATTGACCTGCCTGACATCAGAATATCGCAATTTCATCTCGTCAATGGTGATATCAGCACAGAGTGCATCTATCGCCCTTTCAAAATCTTTAACTTTCATAGTCTTTTTGTTTGGGTTTCACATTTTTTTTCTTGACAGTACTGAACATACTCTTTTAGTTTCAAACAGTACAGTCCGTTGATACAATTTCGATGGAACTTACAGTTCCTGCACTCTTCATACATTGGGCCACAACTCCTTTTCCGACTTCTGCAGATAATCGGCAATGACCTTACGCTTGAGCGGATCAGGAATAAAATCCCCACGCAACCATCTGTAGACGGTCGTACTTGACACCCTGCAAAGAATAGCCAACTGTGAAATGACCTCGTTTCTTTGATTGGGCAAAGAATTCACAAACTCTTTAAATTCCAT